TTTCTTCTATTTTTTAATGTTTCTTTAGCTTTATCTTTAATAAAAGCAGCAATACCTTTTTTAAACCCAGGCACTGCTATACCACCATCGGCCATTCTCATTACGCCCGGTGGTTTGAAAGTATTGCTTCCAAAGAATTTTCCGCCTGTCATTTCTTCAGTCTCTCCAGGAGATGTGCCCAAAGCCTCCATTAATGATGCTAGTCCTTTCATCTTATCTAAAGGAGTTTTCTTATCTCCTATTTCTTTTGCAATATCTTCTGATGACATACCTTTTTCCATTGGTTTATCAGGGTCTATAAGAGCTATACCGCCATCTTCTTCAAAGTCATCAAATTCATTGTCTTGCATTTCTGCTAGATCTTCTGCGGCTTCGTCTTGAGCATCTTTTCCAAATGGATTTTGATAACCCATAACATCACGCGCTAGAATGTCTGTGCCAATATATGCACCAAGACCCCTTGCATTTTTTGAAAGCGCTCCTCCAGAACCTCTAACTGCATCAAAAACTTTTTTACCTTTCATTGCTAGTTTTGGAGCCAAGAAAGGAAGCGTTGCATACTCTAATGGATCTGTGTAATCAAACACATAGTCTTTTACATTTTCATTGAAAGCTGAAAAACCTTTTCCAATATCTCCACTAGCACCAGACATATCATCAACTTGTTGTTTTTGTGAGATGGCCTGCATGATCTCTTCATCGCTCATGCCAAAAGGAGTAACTCCTAAATCTAAAGCTTTTTGTACTAGATCACCATCAGCATATCCTCTTGGCTCTAGTCCTGACATAATTCCGTACATTATAATATCTTCCCGTAATCTACAGCGTAGTAGCCATTATCAATTACTTTAACTGCATCTGGTCTAACCTCTAAAACTTCTTGCGCTAATACACCTTCTGTTGGTTCTGAGTCAACATGAAGTTCTTTAGCTTTGTCATTCCAATCCCATGTATACCAACCAACGCCGGGTTCTAGCTCGCCAACTTTTTTAATGTTTGTTTTTAAATCAACATCAGATTGAGCTCCAAAGTAAGCACCAGCTGCAGTACCAGCTGCTCCAAGTAATTGAGAGAATGCGCTAGGCTTTTGATAGCTTTGTGGTTGATATGATTGACCTTGTGTACCACCACTGATCTGGCCTGTTGGCATACCAGCAAGTAGTTGTTGTCCTTGCATTAATCTTTGCATTGGCTCTGCAGCAAGCTGTTGCGCTCCAGCAAACTGTCTTGATAATCCTGCTTGTTGAGTAGCCTGGCCTTGCTGACCAAGTTGATTCATTGTATTAATTTGTGTGCCTAATTGCTGTTGTGATTGTTGGCCTAGTCCTGCTAGCCCACCGCCAATCTGTCCAAACTGTCCACCAAGGGAAGCTTGTTGTTGACCCAAGCCACCTAGCGCTTGACCTATCTGAGCCTGTTGACCACCTAAGCCTGCTTGCAATGATGCAAGTCCTTGTTGAGCGCCACGCTGTTGTTCGAATGCTTGTTGTGCTTGATTTTGAGCTTGGCCAAAGCCAGCGCTTCTGATTCCAGAAACTGCTTCAGCTGCACCGCGTCCTGTTTGTCGGGCAAGTTCCTCTTGGGATATGCGGCCACGGGATCCACCAAATGCACCAGCTGATACAGCCTGATCCCTAAGACCTATGTCTGCTTGTGCTGATTGGCGATTGATGTCTTGTAATGTTTGTTGAACAACTTGATCTTCGTATGGGTTATAAAAGCTTTGAGCCATTGATGGGTCGTACATTCCTGTTGCACCCATAGCACTTTGTTCAGCTCTTCCTAGTGCACCAAGCCCACCGCTAACTGCTTGACGAGCTTCAGGCATGTAGCCAAAAGCATCTTCCAATGCTCTCTCTTGTCTACCAAATAGTCTGCCTGCTTCAGTTAAGTAAGGTTGATATTCACCTAGTTTACCAGCTTGTTGACGAGCCTGTATTTGCAGAGGAGTTAACCCAGCAGTTTGCTCGATTGGAATGTCTCTAGGTCTTGATATGATGCCTTCGTACTCACCAGGTGATCCGAAGTAAGATCCTAATAATCTTCTTGAGTAATCTTCTGCGTATGGTTGAACAAATGAATAGCCGGTCTGAGGTGCAGTAATGACCTGTGCTTCTGGACCCAATTTTGTTTTACTACTTAGACACATCTTTTATTTATTTCCTATAATACATACCGCCTATCTGGTGAAAGCCTTTCTTATCAAAAAGTTTCTTAGCTCTTTCTACACCCTCTAGGTTAAAAATGCCAAGAATCAAAGGCTTGTCTTGCTCTTTAGCATATTCTATTACTGCATCTATTAAAAGATGTGACGGTGGTGTTTGGTCTTTTAAATTCCTGTATTCAGGTAAAACATAAAACCAACCATCACCTATGTATTCGTCAGAAGACCACCAATAGTTATCTGGTGCTGCTGCGATACTTCCAATGATTGTATCACCATCCATTACATTATACACAATCCCATTAAACAAGAAATGATTTATGTGAGATGAGCTTCTAGCCCAGTCTATCTCTGGGGAACCTTTGCTTGATAGCGAATGCTCAGACCAAAAATTTTCTGCTAGAAAATCAGCTGTAATTTTGCCATTTTCAGGCGTGGGATCTACCTTTGTTAAGGTTAACTTCATACAAGTTGTTTAGCTATTTGTTCTCCAAACTTTTGCATCTTATACATTTCACGAGCGCCAAATAATCTTTGCTCATATTCATCGTTGGGATTAGCTCCTGCTGCAATACCCATGCCTCTAACAGCTGCTGAGTTAGTTACAAACTCACCATCACTTAGCATGGCTGGTATCTTATCGCCTCTTTCACCACCGGGGCCTGTTACTAATTCGTCTCTTTCTGGGAAGTCTTCAACGCCCATCTCGCCTGTGCCATCTGCATAGGCTTGAACATAAGCGCCATCTTTAGCATATAGCTGACTGGCTATACGTCTAGGCTCTAAATCATCTATAAAGGTAGCTTCTTTTGGAGGTGCTACTAATGGGGAGAAAGGAACGCCTTTAGCTTGTGCATAAATTTTAGATACTTCAGATGGATAAAATCTATATGCATCAGGCGTTTTGTCTTGAGCATCAATGCTAATTGGAGCGCCCGGAGTTGTATCGCTGTAACCCATTGCTCTAGAATAAGATCCTATACCTTCTGAAGGTGCGCCATAAGCTCTAGCAAGCGCAGAAGCCATAGCTTCTTCACTATCTTCTTCACCAAGATCACCAACATCCATTCCTAAAACATTTTCGTAGTATCTTCTAATGTAGTCTTGATCTATGTTAAATCCACCAGCAGGGCCACCGTATTGAAACTTTGCTATACCGCCATACATATAACCTGGAACATCATACCCAAATCTTTCTTCAACTAAAGCTGGATTTTTTTCTGCTAAAGCCATAAGCCCTTTGTTTTGTTTATTTATGTTCTTCATTTTATTTTTGTTTTTTTAGTTTGCGCTCTTTCATTAGAAGTTCTAGATCATGCCAACGATACATTCTTTGATTGACGTCATCCCAGAACCATCCTTTGTAATCGTTTAATACTTCCATGTGCTTAATTTATCATAAAGTCAAGGTGATATCACCATTTGTTTTAATACTAACAACCCCTAATTGTGCATTGGCCTGGTAGCCATGAGGACTGACAGGCGTCTGTAGTTGTAACCATGCGTTACCAGTGTAAACCTGTAGTACGCCAATAGATGTATTCCATATCACATCGCCAGCGTTAAAAGCAAAGGTGCTTATTTGAGCGTCATTAAACTGCGGTGTCGAATTTGGATCAAACTTTCCTAAGTTAATCTCTAGTATTCTAACTAGACGATTGAATGTATTCGCATCAACCTCAGTTAATGCTAATGGTAACCTAGTTTCAAGGAGCTTTGCCATTATCTTCTGCCATCAGTTCTGATATCGAATCTATTGGCTCCTAGTCTCCACTTGAATCCAGTGCGTACTGCTGGGTTTGCGTCATCGTCTGATTGAACTCTAAAGACCATTTGTCTTGCTCTTGTTCTAACAAAGTTTTGTGTTGTAGAACTGGTAACATCACTGGTTGAACTGGTTGTTAAACTTTCGCCCGGATAGTTTCTTGTTTTAAGAACGTAATTTATTTGGCCAGTTGTAGGAGTGGATCCAAAAAATTTAACGTCAGGAATAATTCTGCTTACAAAACCAAATTGCTCACCTTCGTCAATATCGATATCACCGGATTCAATAAAGACATTGTCCATCGGAGCACCGTCTGCATCTGAGCCAGTCTCTTGATTGTATAAAATACTACTGTTCTCTGATCCATATGTGGCCAATGGGTTGTCAAATATTCCTTCATCTAACCAAGCTGTCCTTGATAGCTCTCCTATGCTCCATACGTTTTCTAAATAATTATAAGCAACATAACGATCAATGTCATTGTTGTTACCAGAGCAATAGAACCAGCCTATCTCATTAAATTCTTTGTTGGTAAAGCCAAAAATTTTAAATGATTGAGTTGTATTTAAATCATCAAGGACATAGTTAAGAACATTGCAATTAACTCTTTCAACAGCGCCTGAGTATTTATAAAATCCATCACGAGCCATCCAGTACACACCATCAGGTGCATTGATAGCAGCGTTTGGAGAAATCATGCCAACATTTTCATTAATTAAATTAACGCCAAATGTAAATGGAGCACCAATAAACTGCATAGAGTATAAGGATGTATCAGTCCAAATTAATATTTCTTGTCTTGCCCTAAGCCCTCCAACAATTTGAGATCCAGAAGAAAGTCTTATGTCACCAGCTGTATTGGTAGCTGTAGGATTCCACTCTGTTAAACTTTCTTGATTACTAAAAGCTATAAGCAATGGATCAATTGATCCTGTTCTTGCGCTTCCAACAATAGGATCTGCTCCTAAAACAATAACGTGTCTATCAATGTCACTGACAATGGTTTGCAACCCTTTGGTTGGGGCAAGATCAGATCCTGATAAAGATGTAATATCTACTGCTCTAGTCGTTACACCGCTTGATGTGTCCCAATAATAAATGCTTCCAGCTCTAGGATTGATAACCAAATCTTCACCAAATGCATCATGCGACCACAACCTTAATTGATTGGCAAAGCTTGCAGCAGCAGCTGATCCCCAAGTGTTAGACCCCCAAGTGTCAACGCCCCAACCTGTAGATGGAACGTAAACATTTAAACCTGTATTGATCTGATAAGCACCTACTGTAGATCCCCCGCCATTACCGCTGTCACCTGCTGCTGCTAATACAGGATCGCCGCTAGTATCTTTGGCTTCAATCGTATATGAGTTAGCATTAATAATGGTTGCTATTTGATATTCTTGGTTAAGCACTGGGGCAGTAATATTGCCACCCAAAGAAACTGCACCTGAAAAAGTTACAAAGTCATTTGCTACAGCGCCATGTGCAGTATCACTCACAGTGATAGTAGCATCTCCATTTCCAACCTTAGCAAAGGTTACATCGCCAGCTGAGGTAGTAAGTCTAATAGGGGTAATGTCATTGAAGTTATCTCCCTCTTTAACATAGTATTTTAAGTTAGTTCCCATGCCTAAAAATCTAGTAGATGATAGAGATACCCAGGCAAGCATACCGCGACAAGCTCCCAAAAAAGTGTTTAAACTATTTTTAGCCCAACCACCTATTTTTTCTGGCAAACCTTTTCTAAATCTCACAAGGTTACCATCAGACCAACCGCCTTTATCCATAAGGTCTGTCATCTCTTTGTTAATGCCGGGTTGAAATGTAAGTTTTGTTAAAGGCATTCTATATGTGTTCCCATTTCTTGCCTTCAAACATTAAAGCTTCTGCCTCTCTTCTTCTTGTAAGACCAGCTAAAACTTTTCTTTCGCCATTTACTGTAGCTTTATTCCAGCGTTTAATTTGATTTGGCACATTTTCGTAATCACCTGCGTTTAATTTTTTTAATAAAGTAGACACTTTTAAATTTGCAGGGCCTAAGTTGTAAACCCAAGAAACCAAAGCATCAAACTGACATTGGTTCATTGGTACGGTTACTAAAGAATTAACATAATGCTCATACTCATCTTCAAGTTCGCGCCATAACATAAATTCTGCTTTTTCTTCGCCCCAAGTGTCGCCTTCTTGGACATCTTTAGTATGGCCATAGCCAATAGTCCAAACTCCTGCAGCACATTTGTATGCTTCTAATTCACAACCTTCAAATTTTTTTATAAGGTCAAATCCCTCATCTGAAATATGCATTATATTGCTACTATTCCTGTTAAAGAGGCAAGCAAAAGCGTTGCCATAAAACCAAAAGTCCCAAACATTGCCATTCTTAGCGTTCCGTTTAGATCGTTCATTTCTTGTTTTATTTCTGCTGTTTCCTTGAATATGCTCTTCCATCTTTCTTCACATTTTGCCTCGTGAGATTTTAAGTCTGCGTGAACGTCACCTGCTGTTTTTCTATTACTCATCTTTATCAGGGGTGTTTGAAG